CCAGCACTAATACTTCAGACAGCACATCAAATAATACCAATACCAATAAAAGTGAAAGCACATCAGACAGTAATGTGACCACAAACAATAAGAACGAGAATACTAATAAGAACGAAAACACTAATAGGAATGAAACTAATCAAACAATCAAGCAGGAGATTGAGACAAAGGCACCTCCTGCAAGTGCAATAGCACCTTCTATTGGCTCTAGCTACTCTCAGGATTTGTGTACTACGGGTATTAGTGGAGCTTTCCAAGGGCAATTGTTTGGTCTATCAGCAGGTAAGAGCGTTAGGGACATGAACTGTGAGCGTATTAAGCTTTCTAAGACTCTCTATGATATGGGGATGAAAGTTGCGGCAGTAAGCTTAATGTGCCAAGACGAGCGAGTTTTTACTTCTATGATGATGGCTGGCACTCCTTGCCCGTATGAAGGAAAAATTGGAGAGGCGGCTCAACTTGCATGGGGGGAAAATACAGATCAAAGACCTGACAAAAAAGCATACCTTAACAAGATAGCACCTACCAGAGCAGAAAAGAGAGCAGCAAGAAAAGCAGCAAAACGTAAAGCAGAAGAAAAAGGATGAAAAAGCTTTTTTTACTACTAGGGTTTTTGTTTGCTGGTAATGCAATAGCAGACAATAACGGCACCTGTGCTAACAGTCAGGATTGTTACAATAGTGGAGTATACATCTATGAGGGCGGCCAAGACCTTATAGACCTCTATAGCATGTCTGGGACTACCAACTTAAACGCTGGTGACGATCAATATTCAAGTCAAGTATCTCTTGGTATGGAATGGGATCGCTGGGGGCAAACTTGGTCACATGCTAGAATGTCTACTAATGGCTGTCTAAACCTTAGAAGTGGCTCGGCGGGTGGTAATTCAGCTAACTGTTCAGACTACAGACCTCAATCCTTGCCTTACAAAGACTATACTTTATACCCTCTATGGACTGATTTAATCAGGGGTACAGCGTCAGGAGGACAAGCCTCTAAGATGTTGTTTAAAGATTTTGGGGACTATGCTGTCTTTGGTTGGTATTACCTAAAAGAATATAATAGAAATTCAAGTAATAGCTTTGAAGCAATCCTTTACAGTAATAACTCCTACGAATTCAGATACAGAGAGTTAGACATCATCAGCCATGATGTTCTGATAGGCGAACAAGGCAAGCATTCTACAACCCCAAAAGATACCAAAACATTCCTGTACTACAATGATGGTCAGGATGGTTACAATACATTAGATGCATACTTAGCTGGATACGGTGGCCCTGATATAGAAAATGGCGGTTCTCTGTACTCAGGAACAGAAGCTCAAATGTGTGGTATTGATGCTTTGTACGCTAGTACATGCTCAGGATACGCAGCAGCTTACTTAGCTCAACAATGTGCCATAAATTCTTTACATAGTTCATCCTGCTCAGGTTATGCAGCGGCTTACTTGGCCCAGCAATGTGGGTTAAATACGCTATATGATGAAGCTTGTACAGGATATGCAGCAGCTTACTTAATATACGAATGTAATTTAGACGTATTTTATTCTAGCGCCTGTGAGGGTTACTTAACCGCTTTGGCACAAGTTCAAGCATTAGAAGATGATGCATATGAAGCAGATCAGTATGGATATGATGATGGTTATGATGAATATGGGAATGAGGAATATACAGATTATGGGTTTGAGGATGAATACTTAGACCCTAATGATCCTTGTTCTGAGAACGGTTGTGGAGTGGATACAACACAAGAAGAGTACGGGGCTGAAGTAGATACAAGCATGGGTGTTTATGTCCAAGAACAAGTTTATGGGGCAGAGCTAGAGGAGCAAGGACAGCAACCATTAGAAGATGCGGAAATATTAGTACAAGAAGAATATTGGGCAGAGATTGATGAAGGTATAGATACTTATGCTCAGGAACAAGAAGTCTTGCGGGCTGTAGAAGAGGAGATGTTAGCTCAAGAAGAGCAGCAAATGTTGGAAGATGCAGTAATGTTAGCGCAAGAAGAAGCCTTCTATGCTCCTGTGCAAGCTGAGGAAGATTTGTTTGCATACGAGATAGAAGAATTTGAACCTGTAGAGGAGAGTATAGAGTTTGTTGAGGAAGTATTTGTAGCAGAGACTCCTTTAGAAGAACCCTACGAAGAAGAATTTTATGAGGTAGAGGTTGTAGAGGAGGTAGAACTGCTGGCCCAAAACCTTACACATCAAGAGATTTACATACTAGAAGAAACAATAGGTGTCGAGATATTTGTTGAAGAAGCATGGGAGCCTGTTGAAGAGAGCGAAATACAAGCAGAAGAGCTAGCAGACTTTGAACGTGAAGAAGAGATTTACTTAGAAAACGACAAGGCTTTTAAAGATCTAATAGACGAGGATGAGTTAGAAGAACTCATTAACGAAGAGGATGAAGAGACCTTTTTTAAGAAGGAAAAAGTAGAAGAAAATAAAAGTACAAGGTTTGTGGCTTCTGGTACAAGCCCAGCAACTAGCGCAGAACAAACATTTACAGTAATAGCTCAACAAGAACAACAAGCAGTATTACAGGATTCAAGCTCTAGCAGTACCCAAGCAGTGGTGGCGGCAATAGATTTTGGAGGTACACAAGAAGAACAAGTAACAGTTGCTGAAGTCCTGCAAGAACAATTAGATGATGGGTCAGGTAGTTCAACAAGTAATAGTTCTGGCTCAAGCTCTTACTCAAGCGGTAGTACTGCGGCTACAGGCTCTGAACAAGAACAAATAGTACAGTCTACAGGTAACGAGTTAGTCATAGAGCAGCAAGAACAATCTACAGGACAGGTACAGATACAAGCAGCAGAGATAGTTGATTCCGGCCCAGCAGTTACCGCCTTTGAGGTAGCTGAACAACAAGAGCAGCAGCAAGAAGAACAGCAAGAATTAACATTTGATGATGGCTCTAACTTTACAATAGCCGATCAAAACTTTGAGAGTTCGTTTGATGATGCGTTAGGCACAGGGCAATCAATAGGACAATTTTTAAGTAACACAGCACCAGACTTTGCTAAGTTTGAAGTTGAAGCACCTACGTTCCAAGAGCAACGACAATCAAGCGCAGTAGAAAGTTTAGCAGATTCTGTTAGCTCAACCGTTATAGCATCAAACTTACAAGCAGAGTTAAACAAATTACAGCAGGACAACGAGAACACTAACGATTATGGCGACCAGACTATTGCTGTTGCGTATATAGGGTATTCTGCGGGGTTTAATGAGTACACATCACAAGCACAACTGGCAGATAAGCAAAGTTGGTATGATAGCTCCCAAGTGTATAAAGGGCAGAAGACTGTTGATAACGTAGCAGGGTTTTACAGGATGGCAGGTAGAACTCAAGGGAAACTACAGGCAATGATACACAGTCAATACAGCCGGGAGTAAAAATAACAAGGAAGGAAATGGCAGAAGTAGAATATGAAGGAATAAAAATGAGCGGCAGTAAAATGCTGTTTATAATTCCGTTGTTGGGTACACTAATTGGTGGCCTGTGGGGAGGTTTTGAACTTTATAGCCGTTTGCTTGAAGCAGAAGATACATTGGCAAATCTAAAGCCAGACGCAATACAAACAGAGCTTTTGAGGCTAACGGAGCTTACAGAGATCATTAAAATTGACTTGAGAGAAGATATTAACGCAGCAAGAGAGGATATTAATACAGCCAAAGGGGATATTAATATAGTAAGAGAAGAGACTGGTGCGGTAATGGACTTAGCAAGGACAACTGAAAAGACATCAGCAGACACACAAAGAGAGATTAGAAATGATGTGTATGCTATGGAGCGTGATATGAATAGCCGCTTCAAGGAGATGGATGCAGAGACTAGAGAGCTAAGAAAAGACTTAGAAGAAAAGATTATGAAGATACTTGAAAATCCACTGAACGACACTGAATAGCAGGATATTAAAATGGATCAGCTCATAGAAATTATAAATATTTTTACGGCTTTAATTGCGTCATGTAGTGCAATTGCTGCGGTAACTCCTACGCCAAAAGATGACTCAATGCTTGCAAAAGCGTACAAGATAGTCGATTTGCTGGCAATCAATGTTGGTAAGGCGAAGGAATAATGGCTAAGGATGCACTCGCCAAGATTGAAACGCATGAGAAAGAGTGCGCGCTTCGATTCAAAAACATTGAAGAGCGGCTAGAGCGGGGATCTCAAAGAATGGATAGGATGGAAATGTCTATTTGGGGAGTTTACCCGTTTATTCTGGCCTCTGTATTTTTAGCTAAATACCTCTAATTATAAGGAGTTTTATGAGGCGCTTACTTTTGATTAGCCTTTTGTTTATTTCTGGGTGCTCATCTCTACAAGTATGTGGAACGAGGGAGTACAGCTTTGAAGTACCTAACACAGTGCCTTTCTTGAATGGTGCCTTTAAGATAAAACGCAGCTCTGACCATGTAGATTGTGAGCGTGATCCAGAGGAGAGGGTTATCAACAATGACTAGTCATCAGAAACTTAGTCGCATCTGCGGAGAGTGTTACCAAGAAAGCACTTTTGAGGAAGCTAATATTGAGGTGCTGGTACAGGGTAACGTGTTTGCATTTAGAGGCACTGATGAACCCAAGGACGCAATACGAGACATACGCATCCTCCCCCTGTGGACGCGAGAGCTGGGCTGGTGTCCTGCCGGGTTTCTTAAAGCCAGCAGACGGCTTGTTAATAAAGTGACCTCAACGTGCTTAGAGCAGGACATTGATCATAAGAGTATAGAGTTAACGGGACATAGTTTGGGAGGCGCGGTAGCCCTCATTGTTGGTGCGTTAATGGTAAGGGACGAGATCCCACCCAAGCAAATTGTAACCTTCGGCGCTCCTCGGTGTGGACGATTGAAGATACTGGATACCGTCCCGGTGACTCAGTACCGACACGGGAAGGATATAGTGCCAGTTTTAGGGATGTGCAGGAGGCACAACAAACTGGTCGAATTTGGTGAGCGAGAGAGCGCGATCAAAGACCACTACATGCTTAACTACGTTAAGATGAAGAAATTACCGGAAGTGACATGCCCCCCAAACAGCTAGAATCAGATAGTGAATATGCAAAATACGATGCAGATGGTGATGGTATAGTTTCAGATGAGGAGCTTGAGACAGCTGCGCGACTCCAGCAGCTAGAGGCAGCGCACGAAAAAGCTGATGCTCAACGCGGTATGGTTTGGTTTGCTCTAGGTGGTATGCTCTTATACCCATCTGGGGTAGCTGTTTGTTCGTTCTTAGGGATGAATGATGCCGCTGTCTTGCTCTCAGACATGGCAAATATGTATTTTCTCGCAACAGGGGGCGTGGTCAGCGTATTTTTTGGGAGTCAAGTTTTCGCAGGGAAAAATAAATGAGCGTAGATGTTAAACAGGTTTACGAAGAAATATCCGCAGACGAGGGTAAGGTGCTTCATGCCTATTTGTGTAGTGAACACCACAAAACAGTCGGGATAGGCCATAAGGTTTTAGAAACAGACGCAGAAAATGACTTGGACATTTACGGAATTGGTGCTGATGTTACTGATGACCAGCGCATCTCAGAGGATAGGTGTTACGAACTCTTTCAAGGGGATGTCCAGATTGCGATTGATGGATGTGAAAAGATTTATAGCAACTGGGAAGAACTCCCGCAAGAAGCCCAGCACATTTTAGTTAATATGTGCTTTCAGCTTGGACAGGGCGGCTTAGGAAAATTCAAGAACTTTAAAGTCGCTATCGAAGACTATCAGTGGCAAAGAGCCTCAATGGAAATGCTCGACTCAAGGTGGGCGAAACAAACCCCTGAAAGGGCTGAACGACTGGAATCAAGAATGTTAGCTTTGGCTGACAACTAGGAGAAGAACTGATGATAAGATATAACGGCCCATACAATCAACAAGGTAGAGGGTTTTCTCCCGGATATCTGGCTCCGCAGTTTTATCCACAAAATCAAAGGCTTCCTAGCTTTCCTCCAAGGCAGCAACAAATGCCTCGCGGCTACAGGAACCCATACGCTCCTTCTCCTTTTTACCAGCAAAGGTTTGACCGATATTCGCCGATGATGCCCCAAGGTGGCGGCGGAGGTTACGGCAACCAGAACATGCGGCAAATTCAGGGGGGCGGCATGGGGCAGGTAATCCCAACCAACATACCCTTTAGAGATCAGGGCTATGGCGCTCCCATGAGGAGCCAGAACTTGATTCAGTCCTTGTCTGGGCCAAATAGCCTGATGAACCCCAACAGGCCTGACACAACGCTGGATATGCTTGACAGGTTCAGAGGTGGTGGTGACGGCGGCTTCTACCCCGCCCCTTACGGCGGGGGAGGCGGCGGAGGTTATCCCTCTCCCGGTGGCGGCGGTGGTGGTGGCAAAGGCGGTAGAAGCGAAGGCGCAGACAAGTATCGAGACCCGTACTCTCGCGGTGGCGGAGGTTATCCCTCTCCCGGTGGTGGAGGCACCTTCAACCTGCCTAATGACCTTGGT